AATTGACGAAGAAGCGGAAGATTTACAAGAAAAGCGAAGCGTTGGTAGGATTAATAGTTCTATACCTGGGGTTTCTATGTATGGAATGTCCGCTCCATTTGGTAGAAACGTTCAACGTTATTTATCGCCTAAAAGTTTTATGACTCGTTTGGCTTACAAATACGGATTTAGACATTCCCATACGAAACACGTTGAAGGTGGTTCAAAAAAGCATACATTCAGTCATCCGAATGGTAGTCAATTAAGTATTCATTCTGGAGGAGCAAGCGGAACTTATTGGGCGCACCATTCTAAATCTGGCTCTAGATGGTCCCATTTGGGTAGTGGTAATACTCATTCAGGATTAAGTAAACATTTTAAAAAATCCTTTAAATTAAAACCACAAAGATTTCACGAAGAATTGGAGGTTATAAAAGAATAATGTTACTTATAACTGAAACTACTGATACGGTTGATTATTTAGTAGAAGGAGTAGAACCTTCATCTAAGAGACATTTCATTCAAGGAATTTTTCTACAAGCTAATGTTAAGAATCGTAATGGTCGTATATATCCGACAGATATATTAGCAAAAGAAGTAGATCGCTACACATCCAATTATATCTTACAAGATAGAGCTTTAGGTGAATTAGGGCATCCAGATGGTCCTAGAATTAATTTAGACCGAGTTTCACATAAAATTACAGAATTGAAACGTGATGGTAATAATTATGTAGGTAAAGCTATGATTTTAGATACACCAAATGGACGAACAGTAAAAGGTCTTATAGAAGGTAATGTTAAATTTGGCGTATCAAGTAGGGGAATGGGAACTTTAAAAATGGTTAATGGTGTAAATTATGTAAATGAAGATTTTATGTTGGCTACTGCTGCGGATATAGTTTCGGATCCTTCAGCGCCTCACGCCTTTGTGAATGGAATAATGGAAGGTGTTGAATGGGTATGGAATAATGGAATTTTTGAAGAACGTCATTTAGAAACTGAGAAAACCCGCTTAGATACAGCAGCAAGAAAAGGTCTTATGTCCGAACGATATCAAACGGCTATACTAGAGTCATTTGCTCGGCTTATGAAAGGACTTGTTTCTAAATCATAAAAATGATAAATAATTTAGTAAATATTAAATGGATTAAGGAGAATATCGATGAGAAAAACGCTTGAAAAAAAGATCCTAGAGATCATGAGTACAAAGCGCAAAAATTTGAAAGAGGATGTAAGTGGAAATCCTCAAGGAGATGCCGTTAAACCAGCGTGGGATGACCTAGGACCCGCTATTATAGATCCAAAAGGTACTCTACCGGATTATGGTAAAAGTATTAAACCTGGACAAGCATCATTGCCAGCACAACCAGTAGCTTGTGGACCAGAATCATGTCAGGATGATACTATTCCTTTTAAACCCGCCGATTTAAAGGAAACCGAAGATAAAGATGAGGATGATGAGGATGATAAGGATGAAGATCCGGATGATAAGGATGAAAAGGCGAAAGAAGTGAAGGAAGATTTAACGGCGGATCAAGAAAATGCTCGCCAAAAATCTAAATTGAGTTTAGGCGAACCCATGGGGAAACTTAACGATAAGAAGAAAAAAGATGAGGATGAAGAAGAGGATGAAGACGGAGATGATGGTGTTGATAAGAAGGAAGTAAAAGAAGATATCAACGCTCTATTCGTCGGAGAAAATATCTCCGAAGCTTTCAAGCAAAAAGTCGCCCTGATTTATGAAGCATCCGTTAATCTTCGGGTTAAGGCTCTTGTAGAAAAGAGAATATCGGAATTAGAGGAATATTATACTCAAACATTTGAAACGGGTATGAATGATATCCGAGAATCTTTAACTACTAAAGTAGATTCTTATTTAAATTTTGTTGTAGAACAGTGGATGGAAGAAAATAAGTTAGCCATCGAAATGGGTTTAAGAACCGAATTAGTTGAAGAATTTATGTCAAAGTTGAAGAACCTTTTCAATGAGCATTATATTGAAATTCCGGAAGATAAGGTAGATGTACTCGGTGGTTTAGCTGAAAGAGTACAGGAACTTCAAGATAAATTAGATGAACAAATTACCGCTAATATAGCCCTAAAGGAAGAAGTTGATATTCACGGGAAAGAAAAAATCCTAAGAGAAGCATCAATTGGTTTATCAACATCTCAAGCGGATAAGTTAAAACAGTTGGCTGAAGGTTTAGAATTTAAGGGAACGGATAATTATAGAGAAAGTCTTAAAACCTTAAGAGAATCCTACCATGTAAAGCCAGCTAAAGGAGCAATTAATCTTACAGAAGAAAAAGATCCTAAAGGTATACCACCAATCGGAGAAATGTCTTCAATTATGAATGCTCTGAGGTTGTCGAGTAAATAACGTCTAGGATATGGAAATTATAAATATTAATGATATTTAAGGAGAACTATAGATGAAACCAATGAATTTAACTGAAGCAGTAGAAAAGTGGCAAGAGGTTCTAAACTACGAAGAAATTCCGGCCATTAAAGATAAATGGAAGAGAAAAGTAACGGCTCAACTGTTAGAAAATCAACAAGCGGCATTACGGGATTCACATGAAGCCCTAATGGCTATTCAAGAAGCCGCACCAACAAACGCTACTGGAGCTAATGTTGCTAATTGGGATCCTATTTTAATCAGCTTAGTTAGACGTTCGATGCCTAACTTAGTTGCTTATGATATTTGCGGTGTTCAACCGATGAGTGGTCCGACTGGTTTAATTTTTGCTTTAAGAAGCAGATATGCTGGACAAACTGGAGTCGAAGCATTATTTAATGAAGCTGATACCAATTTCTCTGGAACTAACGCTTCAGGGACAGGATCAGGATATACAGCACAAGTGGGTACAGATCCAGTTGGTACAGGATTCTCACCTCCTGGTACACCGTTAGCAACAGGTTATGCAACGGGTCATTCAATGACTACTACATTAGCTGAAGCTTTAGGTGATGGTGTATCAGGAAATAACTTCGCTGAGATGGCATTCAGCATTGAAAAGGTCACTGTAACAGCAGGAAGCAGAGCCTTAAAAGCTGAATACACAATTGAAATCGCGCAAGATTTAAAGGCAGTTCATGGGTTGGATGCGGAAAGTGAATTAGCAAACATCCTATCGGCAGAAATCTTAACAGAAATCAACCGAGAAGTTGTAAGAAATCTGTATTACATTGCAAAGACTGGTTGCGCAGCGGGTCAAACATCAGCAGTTGGTGTATTTGATCTTGACTTAGATAGCAACGGACGTTGGTCAGTTGAGAAGTTCAAAGGACTTCTGTTCCAATTAGAACGCGAAGCCAACGTAATCGCAAAGCAAACACGTAGAGGCCGTGGTAATATTGTTATATGTTCTTCGGATGTAGCGAGTGCATTAACAATGGCCGGCGTGTTAGACTACGCTCCAGCAATGTCAACTAATTTGACTGTTGATGACACCGGAAATACTTTCTGTGGTGTGTTAAATGGACGTATTAGAGTCTATATCGACCCTTACTTTATTAGCGCCGGAACATCGGAACTAGCAATGACAGGATACAGAGGAGTGAGTCCTTACGATGCAGGGTTCTTCTATTGCCCTTATATACCTCTTCAAATGGTAAGAGCGGTAGATCCTCAATCGTTCCAACCAAAGATCGGGTTCAAGACGCGGTATGGTAAAGTTGAGAATCCGTTCTATTCAAACGCAAATGGCTCTTTAACAGCCAATACAAATCCATATTACAGATTATTCCAAGTTAAAAACTTAATGTAATCAGTGAGTTAGAGAAAATAGGAGAGTTGATCTAAACTCTCCTATTTTTAGGTTTATTCGTTTACCATTTGTAAGGTTCTTAAAAGGTTCATCATTTAGTACATAATCTCTTTATAGTTTAATTCACTGATAAATTTCTTACCATTTGTAATGTTACTTACGTTATCGCTGGGTAAAGTAAAATAAATTAATATTTACAATATTCTAAGTTATTTCCAATATTGTAAGTCATTGAAAACACTATATTAAATTCTTTTAACATTTGAAGCCCCACGTATTCAATCGACTAAATATTAGTATGAGCGAACGAAGAACTAATGATGAATTTATAGCCGAGTCAAAAAATCTTTATCCTAACCGATATGATTATACACTAACCAATTATATTAAGAATAACCAAAAAGTCCAAATAAAATGTATTGAACATAATCATCTATTTGAACAAACACCAGCAAACCACAAATATTTTGAAGGTTGTCCTATATGTTTCGCAGCAAACCAAAGAGAAAAATTTGTAAAATCTACTTCCGGTTTCATAAAAGATAGTATAAAGAAACATGGTAATATATACGATTATTCCAAAACCGATTATCAGGATATTTTACATAAAGTCTTAATTACCTGTAAGAAACACGGAGATTTTGAGCAACATCCCACCAATCATCTAAAAGGTTGTGGTTGTCCTAAATGTGGAATAGAAAAACTTCCTGGATCTTATTCGTGGGGTTTTTTTACCAAAAATCCAGATAAAAAATATATCAAAGCCCTCCTATATAATATCAAATTCAATGATATCTATAAAATCGGTATAACTACAAAATCCATTAAAACACGATATACCGGCCTCAAAATCCCCTATACCATCCTATGGGAAAAGGAGATGCCTTTATGTGATGCTTGGGCTACCGAACAATTATTACTCCAAATATACAAAGATTATCAAATAGATCCTCA